ATGTCTTCTTGGATACCGATGAGCGTCGTAGATTTGCCCAAAATCCCCACGAATATTTAATTACTCAACTTCAATTCACTGGTGATGAATCCGTTGGTTCATCCAGTAACAAGATCAAGCTCAACTTTAACCACCCTGTTAAGGAGCTTATCTGGGTTGTCCAACCTGATCAAAACGTGGATTACTGTTCATCTCTTGTATGTGATGCTCTCTTATTCAAGGTTCTTGGTGCCCAACCATTCAACTATACCGACGCGATTGATGCGCTCCCTAATGCAATCCACGCTTTCGGTGGACCTACTGCTTTAGCTGCGGATACCCGTGCTTATATCGATGCCCAAGGATTATTCCAAGATGCTGGTGCTCTTGATTACGATATTCCTAATGGTTTCACAGGATACTGGCACGGACCCTCCAATCCTTATAATGAACCTAACCTTGGCGGTGTAGCCCCTAACTACGACGGTGTTGCGGGTTTATCTGATGCTGAAAAGGCAGCATTAAAGGCGTTACAAGGTGGTTCTCATCTTGACAACTCAACAGTATCTGATGCGGGAACATTTGTTATGACTGAAACCTCTTTAGATCTTCACTGTTGGGGCCTTAACCCTGTTGTGACTGCTAAGCTCCAATTGAACGGCCAAGATCGCTTCTCTGAGCGTGAAGGTTCTTACTTCTCTTGGGTTCAACCTTACCAAGCGCATACTAGAAATCCTGATGAAGGTATTAATGTGTATTCGTTCGCCCTTCGCCCAGAGGAACACCAACCCAGCGGGACGTGCAATTTCTCGCGCATTGATAACGCCACACTCCAATTGGTCTTATCTAATGCAACTGTTGAAGGCACCAAAACTGCTAAGGTCCGCGTATACGCGACAAATTATAATGTACTTAGAATTATGAGTGGCATTAAAAAGTATATGAAACAATATACAATGATACAAAATGTATTTACTACCTGTGCCAAACAGTTGGCTGCCATATTAGATATTTGCTTACTAATATGGGTAAACAGTGTAAAGCAAATATACATTCAGCAACAAATGACGAATGTATTATATAACCAGCTAGTCTGTGTTTGACTATTTATTGGTCAAATGGAGGCAACATTTCTAAAATGCAGGAACATCCTTAGAGCCTTTTCTACTACTTTGTTAAATGAAAGTTTATCAAAAACCCAGGGTAATGACCTCGGGCATAGTAACAACGAAAAGGATTGGACAATCCGCAGCCAAGCTCCTAAGTGCGATAGTGCAAGCATATGGAGAAGGTTCAGAGACTATAATGAAGTGGGTCTGAGAAAGCTAGCAACTTTCAGTGATGACTTAAGGGATAGTCCAAGCTCAATTTGAAAGATTTGGGTCGGAGTAGGTGAACTCGGGGTGGGTTAGCTTATTCCAATTAAGTAAAGTGAAATATTATATTTCATTTAAAAACTACTTAAATATATTCATATTATATAATATACAATATGAATTATAAACTATCATATGACTTTGACAAAGAATTAAATTGTGGTATAATCAGTTTTAATAATAACCGTGTGTTAATGGATTTTTTAGATTTATTTTCAATAATAAATTTTGAAAAAAACTTTATTTATTACAATCCAGAAGAAAAAAAATATCCTTATTATTTACGTCATAACCAAAAAATTACATATTTAGAGCACATCTTTAAATACGATAGTTTAAATATTGAATATAAATTTAAAAATAATAATTCATTTGATTTAAGACGCGAAAATATAACAATTTATCATAATTATCATAAACATATTGCTGACAAAAATGAAATAGTAGAATTTACACTTGGACACTATATAGAAATTGGTAAGGATGCTTATGTTATAAAAAATCCTATGTGGAAAATTAAAGAAAATTCTAATCAATATTGGTTAATGTATTGTGAAACTAACACTATTATTAAATTATGTTGTAAAAGTTATCAAAAAATATTAGATTATGAAAATAATAATTATGGAAAAAAAATAACATTTTTTTGTCATCAAAACGGATATATTTGTTCTTCATCTGGATTATTTATCCATCAAATAATTACGGGTTGTTATGGAAATGGTAAAGGAACTAAAAATATAAGTGTTGACCATATTGACCAAAACCCATTAAACAATTCACTAGAAAATTTAAGAATAGCAACCAGAGAAGAACAAGAACAAAATTCAAAAGGTATTAAACAGGGAACAAAGAGAGAAAGAAAAAGTAGTGCAAAACCTTTACCAGATGGAATTACACAAAATATGATGAAAAAATACGTAGTTTATTACGAAGATTATGCGGATAAAGAAAAAAAGAGATTACGTAAGTATTTCAAAATTGAAAAACACCCAAAATTAAATAAAATATTTATTGGTTGCAAGTCAAATAATATATCAATCCAAGACAAATTAGCTCAAGTAAATAAAATAATTGATGATTTAGAAAATGATATATATCCAGAAAGTAAAACATAATTTATATTAAAATTGAAATAAACTTAAAGATATGGGTATATGATACAATATACAATGATGAGCATAACTGAAGACAATAAAATACATTTAGACAGGTTTAAAAATGACCCACCTCACGCATCCTATATTGCTGGATTTATAGACGGTGATGGGTGTATATTTATACGAAAAATTAAAGATGGTTATCAATCTGGTTTCACAATTACTCAATGTAGAACTAATATATTACAAGTATTAAGATTTCATTTTGGTGGGTCAATTACCTCATCTGAAAATAGAAATAATAAAATAGAAAATAAAATGGATGAAAATAATGAATTGATTCATAAAAATAATATAAGAAACCAATACAATTTATTAATTAGAAGTAATGAATATCAAGTATTATTAGATTATTTAAGACATTCATTTATAATTAAAGAACAACAATATAATTGTTTATATGAATTTAATAAACTAGTGAATTTACCAAACAAATTAGACGAAAAAGAATATTTGCACAAGTTATGTAGTGATAATAATTCTAAAACAACTATTTTAGAAACCAATTTAAAAAAATTAAATGTTGAATATATAGCAGGATTATTTGACGCTGAAGGATGTTTATATATTGAAAGTAAATTAAAAAAAATAAAAATATCAATTTCTCAAAAAAAATATCCAATAATATTACATCAAATTGTAAAATTTTTAGGTTTTGGAAAAGTAGAATCTTCAAATATGCGTTTTATCATTTATAATAAAACGGATTGTCTAAAATTTATTCAATTGGTTAAACCACATTTAATAGTTAAATATAATCAGGCAATTGGATTTGAAAAGTTTTTACAAACCACTGACATAACAATAAAGAAACAAATATATTTAATGTGTAATGAAGAAAAACATAATATAGAAATATTTTCTGAATTAAATCAAAATGATAATGGTAAGGAAAGATATTTATTTATATTAAAATTAAGAAATATAAAGGCAGAAATATGTAAAGAATTACGTTTAAAAAATTTTTATAAGGAAAAATCTAAAAAAATGATGGGTAATGGAAATTATAATTTTGGCAAGACATTTTCAGAAGAAACACGAAAAAAAATGTCTAATTCAATTAGAGAAGCAAAAGGTGGTGTAAGTGATGAAATAATTATACAGGTTAGAAATTTAATTCAAGAAAAATATAAAAATATAGAAATTCAAAACCTACTTAATTTACCAAGACATACCATAACAAGAATTAAAAATGGTGAAATTGTTTGTAAAAATGAAAAAAAAATCGATAGAATACCTTTAACTCGTGAAGAAATAAACTTATCCAAAAGAAAAATTCAAGCAAAAGAAATTATCATTGTAATTGAAAAAATAAACAAAAAATGGAGTCTTATAAAAATATTAGATTATTTAATAAAACAAAGAAATCATAACAATATTCAAAATAATTTAACAATAGATATTATTAAAAATATAAAAAGAAATTTAACTAATGGTAATTCTGTTATTTATAAATCAGAATTGTCGGAAATTGATTACGAATATTATAATCAACTCGTAAATATCTTTGCTAAAAATAATATAAAATAATTTTATTATATATATATAAATGGATAATAAATATAGAACTCAATTTAATCAAATAAAAAAGGATAAACGCGAGAAAAAACGTTGTGAAAAACGTTCTATTACTGGAGAAGAAGTTATTTTTATATTTGAAAAATTTATTGAAGGTTGGACTACAATTAGGATATATAATGTAATTATTCAAAATAATAAAAACTCGTCTATAGATAAGAAAAAAGTAGAAACCATTGTCTCTGGAAATTGTAAAGTATATGAAAACGAATTATCAACTGAAAAATACAAACAATATTTAGAATTAAGACAAAAAGTTTATGAAATACACAAAAATAATAAAGAATGATTATAAATTATTGCTTTACCTCATGGTAAAGCAAAGAAGTATGATTCAATATGATGTGTACAATAATTATAAATTATTTCTTTACCTCATGGTAAAGCAAAGAGTTTCAATAAATATTTGCAAAAAGTTAAATAATAAAAGTTTTATAAGTTATTCATAATTATATTTTTTGCTCACGCAATCGGGAGAGCAAAAAATGACAGTAGATATGGTCACGATGTTAAATAATAAAAGTTTTATAAGTTATTCATAATTATATTTT